ATCCGCACGCCCTTTGGCATCCTCGCTGCCGAAGGTGTTCCACATCCAGCGAAAGCCTTCTGGTGTGGATGCAGCGCCAAACTGCCGCACGTTGCCGGACCGCAAGCGGCCAAGGATCTTGGGAAATGCCTTGTTGGCAATGCTGGGCGTCACCGTGTCGATCTCATCGGCGAGCACCCAGGCAAGGTTCAAGCCGATGATGCGTGACCAGTTCTCAAAACTGCGGCACAGGATCTTGGTATCACCGCCTGGCAGGTGCAGCATGTATTCAGGCAGTGGTGATGCCCTGAATGTGTAGGGGATCTCATACGACTCCAAGAACTGCTCAAAGTCGTTCTGCCAAATATCGCGGATCAATGGGCCGGTGGGCTCCATCACTGCGCCGATGAAGCCTTGATTGGCCGCGGCAAGCATCACCGCCTTAGCGCACAGCGCGCGTGTCTTGCCGGCGCCATAACCGGCTGAGATGCCAATGATTTGCGTGTCGCTGTCATCCACAAACGCAAGCTGGCCAGGATGCAGATCAGCGCGGATGCGTTGCAGCAGATCGCCCGTGTCCTCTTGCGTGGCGACATCCATAAACCCAAGCAGGCTGCCGGGTTGGCAGATGCCGGCGATCAGGCTCATGACATCTCAAACCGCAGCAACTTGGCTTGATCTTCTAGGGCCTTGATTGCAATGCTGAGGTTCCCCTTGGCGCGTGCTTCACGCTCGTAATCCTGCAACCTTGCTAGTGCGGCTTGCAGCCATTGCGGGCGCTCTAGCTCTGAATCAAGGGCAATCAGCTTGCGCGCTTCCGCCATGTAATCGCGCACTTGGCGCTCGCTAACTCCCCACAGCTCGGAACCGTGTTGAACGATCTGATGGTGGCTATGAGCACGCAGGATGAGGTCGTAAACCACGTTGACGCGGTTCTGAATCTCATCCTTGGTGCTCTTCTTTGCCACGTATTAGTTGCGGATTTGCACAGGCATTACCAGATAAGTTACACCGTCCACGCCACTAGGTGTCAACACGACGGGTGTGGTTGTCGTATTCGCGTGGAATGTGATGGCTTCAGCGGGCTTGAACGCCTTGATGCCATCTAGCAGGTAGTGGACATTGAATGCCCATGCGCCATTAGCGGTGCCTTCCACGGCTAACAGCTCGCGGCCATTGTTGGCATCGGCTTCAGCGGTGATCTCAAGTCCACCGCTACCGGCTACGAGCTTAACGATGGAATTGTGCGCATCGGCGATGATGGCGACACGCTCCAAGGCGCGAGTCAGGCGGCGACGGTCGGCGGTGATGGTGCTTTTGAACTCAGCGGGTACCAGCTTGGCCACGTCTGGGTAAGTGCCGTCCATGATGCGGCTGTAGATGGTGATGCCGTCACCTGCGTCAATCACGGCTTGGCCTTTGGCAACGGCGATGGTGACCACGCGATCCTGCAGCAAGCGCATGGTGCTGGCGGGCAGCACGAGGTCTAGGCCATCTGGCAGGTCAATGGCATAACGCATCAAGCGATGCCCGTCAGTGGCTTCCATGTGGCCGCTGCCGAGGTGGATGCCTTGGAGCATCTGCTTGCTGGCGTCGGTGCTGGCAGCTGCCATGCAGGCACGGATTCCAGCGGATAGGTGCAGCTCGCTCGTAGCAGCGTCTACAACCGGCAGCGCGGGGTAATCCGCCGCATCAGCCGCCGCAAGCCCGTAGGAGCCCGCAGAAGCGGTCAGAGCGCCATCTGCGAGGGTTAGAGCCTCGTCGCCGTCAAAGCGGCTCACAAGGCCAGCCAGCAGCCGATACGGCAGCGCTACAGCGCCATCGGTGTCCACTGCGGCTGGGATGGTGACGGTGATGCCGAGGTCAAGGTTGAAGCCGGTGATGGTCATGACGCCACTAGCGGCTTGGATCAGGCAGCAATCAAGGATCGGATGGCTACTGCGATGGCCAACGGCTGGCGCAATGGTGCGTAGCGCGTGATCGAGATCTGCTTGGCAGGTAACGGCTTTCATTTGGCGGTGGCGGCAGTGACGAGGCTGGTGATGATGCGTTCGTAATCAACGGCGAAGCTATCCACAAGTTCCATGGGTAGCGGTACGCCGTCATCAATGGCGTTGTCGGCGATGGCTGCGGCGTATGCCACTGCCTGGGTCATGGTCTCATGCAGCCGATTGATCACCGGTTGCTGCTTGGCTGGAATGTGAATGAGCGATGACATATGCGACGAGAGTTTCAACGTGTCGGCGGTTCAGGTCACCACGCATGAAGGCGCAGGCGTCCGCCACCAGCGCATGGTACGCCGCCGTGGTCAATCCTGCAACAACCCCACCGCTCAAAGCACGCTGCCGGATCAGATGCGCACGTGGCATCCCATGCGCCGCTGCTTCAGCGTTCAGCCGCGCCAGGTCATCAGCGGTGACATTGATCTTGATTTCGGGCATTTCTGGTGGTGGTGGTGGTGCAAATGGTAGGTCGGACGCAAAAACCCTGCCCACGACTGGGTTCGGACGCAAGCGGACGCAAGTCGGACGCAAAAAAACCAGTCATACCAAGGGAGGACGCAAAAACGGGGTTTCTCCTTACCCCCCCTATATGTGTGTTATGTTCACGCCGTTACATTCCCCTCTTGTTTCCATACCTGACTTGATTTACCCCTATTTGCGTCCGAACAAGAGAAAAGGTAGATAGAGACAGGGTTTTTGCGTCCGAAATTTGCGTCCGACTTGCGTCCGACCCGGACGCAACTTGCGTCCGACATCACGCCCACAAGTCCAGCCTGAGACCCGAGATGAGACGCTCACGGGACTTGCCGGAGCCTCTGTCGGACGCAAGTTTCGGGAAGATCTGGCGCAATGCCGGCACCAAAAGCCGCGGCGCCTTGACGGTGCGATCACTTGGCGGGTCCATCAACCACCTACCTTTATCGTCCAAATAACCCTCCTCTCGATACCACTCCTGCAATGCATCCCATACGCGCTTTGTTGATACTTGGGCGCCCTCTTCATAGGTGAGTCCGATAGAGTCACAGAAGTCCCAAAGATGGCAGCTGGCTCTTCTAACGTCCTGCATTGCTTGGCTTCCAGTTGTGTAATCAATGCCATCTGCAATGCTGAGCGCCATGCCTTCAAGCAACCAATTCAGGAATGCTGGACATATTTGCTGCTGGATGAAGTCGGGATCGTCCTTTAGCTTTGGATCTGCTTGAAGGTGGTTGGGTTCAGTAGGCGTCGCCATGAAGGTCTTACGGAATTTGAATACATGAAACCGTGTTTCAATGGCAGCCTGCTCGCCAGTTAGCGATGGATCCTTGTTGAGGTTGAACACAAACAAAGACGACGGAACAAACTGTGACTCCTGCACTCCCTTGAGTTCATATGACAGTTCCTCGCCACTGATGGCAGCCTTTAATGACTGGAGATTGTCAATGCTGACAAACTGCGAGTTTTCGCTTGACCAGTTCACTGAGGCGCCGCGTAATGGCGCGATTGGAAACTTACGGCCCTGGTCGTATTGACGGAAGTCAGCAAGCGTGCAGCTCGTGAAATTACGACTGCCAAGAGTATCCCGCAGTGCAGTGCGGATGGTGTCTTTACCGTTGCTGCCTTCGCCGATCATCAGCACAGCACGTGGCCTGCCTCGTGTGGCGCGGTATTTGATGAGGTCAAGCCCACTGCCGAGAATGCGTTGCAACGTGTCGCGGTCGCCAGGCTCTACGGCTTCAAGCAACCGCCATAGGTGCTGGGCATTGGCTTCAGGGTCGTAGTCGTAAGCAGTGACGTAGGTGAAGGCAACTGCAGGGCTGTGCTGTGTAAAGGTCAGATCCAGCTTGCGGCCAGACCATGCCCACGCCACCACACCATTGCGGCAGTTGATGGCATTGGCTGGGTTGACCTCAACAGGCTTAAGCAGTCGCCTCATCCATTGCAGTGCTTCATCCACGTAACGCGGCCTGCGCCATGGGTATGTGGTGGCGCCTTGCTGGTTGATGACATGCAGCATGGAGAGGAATGCCGCGAGCTTTGGCGCTAGCTCTTCGTCGGGCTTGGATTGATAATGGGTGCCGCTCCAGCAGTGCAGTACGCCATCAACGCAAATCCAGCGCTCGCGGGGATGGCAGAACACGTACTCAACTGCAAGCTCTAACCATTCGGTGCCGGACTTGTCGTAAAGCTGCAGGTTGACTACTTCGCCATCATCATCACCACCAGCAGCCTCTAGGCGGTGACGCTGCGGCGCAAGCATCGGCAGCGCTGGCCGCCAACCGTGATGACGCGCCCAGTACCAAAACGTCCCAGCACCGATGCGGTCACCGCCTGATGTGGCGATCTGCTGCAGCCCTTGCCATTGCGGGCTGTGCTGCTGCATCAAGTCAATGGCCTGCTCAGCGCTACCGCAGGCTTGGATCAAGCCCCAGAAAATATTGCGGTAGATGTGATAGGTGCCGGACCCTGGCACGCGAGGTGGTATTACGGCAAGCGCTTCGCGGATCTCATCAATGCCACGCTCTGTGGGTTCTACGTAGTGCTGCGCCGGCTTTTCGTGTTGGTAGTAAGCCTCATTGGGTAGAACGGCTTCAATATCGGAGACGCTGTAGCGATGGCCCGCGCTGGTGACCATGCGGCACATCTCACCAAGGCTGCCATCGGCTTCGGCGTAGTAGCTGCCAGGTAGCCGCATCACGCGGGATGAGTTCTTGATGCTGCGGTCTGCATCGCAGTAATCAAGCAGCCGCCCTTGCACCAGCTCCCAATGGGATGGCGTGATCGGATCAGCCAGCACCCAATAGCTGTGGATGGATTTGCCGCCGGTATTGATCTGAAATGTTGGCTCCGGCAGCCCTAACTCCTGCCATGCGGTGAGTTGCCATTCGCGCGGGCGATCATCCCACTCAGCAAAGAACGCACGGCAGGCTGTGATTTCAGCGTTGGTGTCCCCGCCGTCGTTGACTACCACGTAAACGCCGCGGCCTTCGGCTTGCCACTGCTTGATCAGCGGCTTACGAGCGCCACCTTTGCGGCCTTTGTCATTGGGCTTGTCGGGATGTAGTCGGTGCAAAAAAGCGCGCAGGCGGATGGTGCCTGCCGGTTTGCCGAGTAAGGCAATAAACCGACGGGCTTCGTCAAAATCAATTTCCTTCATCGGTTCGTGGCTGGCAGGATGCCATCGCGATGAAGGCGCATGGCTTCCTCGACCACCAGCCGAAGCGTGGCGGATCGGGACAGGCCAGCGACACGGCGACTATCCAGCCACGCGAGCTGTTCTGCGGTGAATTGGACCGCCAATGGATGAGATAAGGTCACGGTTCCTAGCGGATGCTTGCGCAGTCTACCGGATGCTGCTAGGGTGCGCAAGCGACCGAACCGCGCCATGGACCTAACAACTGCATTTGATCGTCGGCTTAAGCATGTGCCTGATAGATGGCGTGATCCAATCGTTGACGTTGTAGACACCTTTGAAACAGTGCAGATTGGCCTTAAGTGCATTGGCATCGAAGATCCTTTTGTTTTGATTGAAGCCGTAAAGCTTGTTTTGGATCGCCATGACAAAGAAAGAGAGCGCCTAGAGATATTGATCCGCGAAGAGGTGAAGCCATGACATACCAAGACTTCCTAGCTTCCAAATCCACTGCAGCACCTGTTGCCGGATTTGACCCGCAGCAGTTCACAGCGCCGCTGTTCCCGTTTCAGCGGGACATCGTGACCATGGCTTGCCGTGTCGGCAAGTTCTGCATCTGGGCCGACTGCGGCATGGGCAAAACCGCCATGCAGCTTG